TAATAATAAGTACCTAACATTATACTTGACCGAATGGATTAGTTTCTGAGAAATCTATAATAGAATCAGCTTCTGTTTCGATTTCATCACCTTTATCGTATTTATCAGAAAATTCTGCTTCCTGTATATAATCAACAGTATATTGTGCTCCAGATGTAGATCCAATTGCAATATCACCAGAAATAAATGTTCCATCAGTTGTACCCAACTTAAGAACACCACTAGTAACATCCCAAGTCTTAACTCTACCCTTAGCAGAAGAAACAGAACCAGTTACAACCTCATTGAACTTATATGTACCTATACCTGTAATAACTGGTGGTGGTGAAACAGTAGCAATTCCAGTACCAGTAGTATAACCAATACCAGCATCAGAAATAAGAATTCTAGTTACCATATTATCAGAACTAATTTCTGCCCTACCAACTGCAGTTCCAATACCAGAAGTTGGTGTTCCAAAGTAAACTGTTGGTTCTGAAGGATATCCAGTACCACTATTACCAACACCAATTGTAACTTCTTTTATACCAACACCAGAAGTTACTACTGTTGCAGTTGCTGCAGCACCTACACCATATGTTGTAGAACCAATACCTAAAATAGTAGAACCAGCACTAACTATAGTAACTGTAGGTGTGACTGTATATCCAGCACCAGCATTTGTTAATAGTATCTCCTTAACAGAATAAACACCATTAATAGAAGTTGTTATTGCTACAGCTTTAGCATCAACTCCTCCAGCAGGTGCTGAACTAATTGTAACACTAGGGGTCTTTGTATAATCATATCCATCATTGTTAAGAATAATATTTCTTACATATCCAGTAGAAGTTGTTACCCCTAAAGATGCTGTTGAACCAATAGAAATAAGTTTTAAAGATGTTATATATCCAGATTCAACTAATGTGCTATCAATTTCTTCACTATTAGTATCAACTTGATCCCATCCACCCATTTCATCTTCAAGTTCGAATAGTTCACATTGTAG